GGCTGCGGCGCGACAAGCAACAACATTACTCCGAACGCGAATACCCCCGCCGCCGGTCTGTTTTTGGCGTTGGCAAATATAGCGCTCGATGCCGAACTGTAAAGCTTGCCCGCAACTCGAAGGGGGTCGATAATGAGTGCTCTTTGTCGACCTTCCTTTGGGCTTCCGCATGAATTTTGAAATTACGCTTCCCGACGGAACAAAACGTGCCGTCGAAATCAGTCGCTTCCCGGCGCTCGACGGATGGGATATCCAGCAGCGTTTTGTCGAGTTCGCGGCGTCGCACGACAAGACATTCCGTCGCGCCTACACGCTCGAAGTGCTCGCCTATGCGGTCGTGATAAACAACGGCGCGCGCATCGAAATGAAGACGCCGCAACTGATCGACAACCATCTTGGGTCGTGGCAAAACGTCGAGAGCGTCTTCGAAGCAATCCTCGAACACAACGGCATCGACCCCAAGACGCACGCCGACCGGCCCGTGTTTTGGGAGAAGGCTGGCGCCGAAATGGCGACATCTTTCGCGGTCGAAATCACTCGCATTATGGGACCGGCTATCGGTCTCGCGGCGCAACAGGGTAACTAGGATTCAATAAATGGCCGACGATCTTGACAAGTTCGTACTTCAGTACACCGTCGAGCTAAAAGACAGTATTTCTCGTCTTGAGAAGCTACAGACGAAGATGGACGGTGTAGAAAAATCGGGGTCGAAGGCCGGTAAGGGGCTTAAAGAGTTCGCATCCGGCGCGGCGAAGGAACTCGATCAAATGGTTCCGGGATTGAACGCCGTCGCGACCGCCGTCAAGGGTCTAGGCGCCGAATTCGCCGTCGCAGCCGTCGCAGTTGGCGCACTCGCGATCGGCGTCAAGTCGGTAATGGACCTTCGCGAGCAATTTAACGCCCAGCGCGCGGCGGGAATGCAACTGGGTGTGTCGGGCTTGCGGATCGAGAACTACCAACGAGCCTTCGCCAATGGCTCGGGCGGCATGGTGAGCCGTGACGGTGCGCTAGAAGGCGTCAAGCGCCTGTCGCAAATGTCGAATGACGCGTTCGCCGATCCGTCGGGAATGAAGCGTTTCCAAATGAAGCAGTTCCTTGGCGTCGATCCGGGATCGTACGATAAGCCGACCGGTCTGAACGACGAAATGCGCCAGATTGCTTCGTCGCTTCAAGGCAAGTCGTCCGATCAGGTGAAGGGTATCGCGAAGTCGACCGGCTTCTCTCAGGACTGGCTTTTGACGCTTCAAAAGCTTGGACCGGCGATCGGCGACATCAACCAGCTTACGACGACAGAAATCACGCAACGCCAGCAGTCAGAAGATAGTCTCGCAAAATTTAACGACGAGCTTGGAAAGTTCAAGGAAACGATAAACGAACTCGAAATATCGCTCGGTGAGCACCTGTTACCCGCCGCAGAAAAGTTCGTTGGATGGATCACGAAGATCGTCGACGCAATGAACAAGGTAACGACGCCAAACGCGCCGACACCCGGGAAAATCGTCAACGGCCACTTTGTACCCAGTCAACCCGCATCGTCGACACCTGGCGCGACCGGCCCTGGTCACTTTGGACCGGGCCACTTCTGGATTCCCGACGCGCCGTCGCCTGCTCAAAAACAGGCTGAAACGAAGCAGGCCGAAGACAAGAAAAAAGAGCAGAAAAAAGCAAGCGATATCGTCGACAAGATGGACGAGTCGAACAAGGCCGGTATCCAGACGGCCAACCAGACGACGCTTGCAATGAACCTGTTCGCGGCGTCCGTAGCGTCGTTCTCACAGGCCGTGGACATTCACCAGGCGTGGGCGGCATGGGCGGGTAACATCGGGCAGGCGGGGGGCGTCAAGGGCGCCTCTGGCTCGTCTGGTCCGTCCAACATGTCGACGAGCGGCGGAGGTAACGGCGACTGGAAAAATAGCCAGTACAGCGCGCAAATTGCAGCGGGCGCAGCGGCGTACGGGCTCGATCCGCAAATGCTCTATGCGATCATGCAGACTGAATCGCACGGTCGAAACGGTCAGTATTCGTCGACCGGCGCGGGCGGTCTTATGCAGGTAACGAAGGGCAACTGGAAAGCCTATGGCGGCGGCTCCGACGTAATGGACCCGGGCGCGAACATCATGGTTGGCGCCCGCATCTACGCGGAAAGCCTGAAGCGTGCTGGCGGCGATGTGTCGAAGGGACTTGGCTATTACAACGGCAATTCCGACCCTAACTATCAAGCGAAAGTCGCCGGGCACTACGGCGGTTCGAGTTCGGGTATCGGCCAGAACCGCGACACACTCATGCTCACACAGGTACAGAACGCGATCGCGGGCGCGCTGGGCGTTCCCGTGCAGCAGTTGAAGCAAGGCGGTATCGGTAAAGGCGACGTCCAATACACCGTCGATAACCTCGAAGCGGGCTATCTGAATAGCGCGAACCAGGCGAACTCGCGCCTTCAGAATCCGATCGGCCTGTCGCAAATACAGATCGCCGATTTCAAGAATCAGCTTCTCGTCGCGCAGCGCGGGCTCGCGGCGATGGAAACGTACAAGAAGCAGATTATCGACGGATCGAACGGCTCGACATCACTCACCGCGCAGCGTGTCGGCGGGGTCATGGCAACGCCGCCAACGATGAATTTCTATATCAGCGGTGCGGGAATGGACGCAAAAACACTCGCGAAAGCGATCGACGACCGCATGCAGTACCATATGCAAAACGCTGTGAATAGCGTCACGAATCAGGAAAAGGGTTAATCATGCCGTTGGGAACCCGCGTTCTGACCATTACCCTTGCAATGCCGCAGGGTAATGTGGTGCTCGACGAATCTCTTGACCTGAAAGTCAAGATTACGAAAGCCGCGCTCGCGCAGCAGCAGCAGTGCGAAGTCGTCGTCACAAATTTGTCGGTGAGTCTTCGCGCGTCCCTTATCACCCAGTTTTCGGCGTGGAACAAGCGCAATATAGAAAACGGGCAACCGAACGCGACCCAACAGAGTTATATCGGCGTGACGGTACAGGCTGGTTATTCTAATCCGGGTCAACAATCTAACGTAATTACGGTGTTCGTCGGTCAGGTCGCGCTCGCCGGTCCTATTGGAGAATTGCCGAATATGGCCGTGAAGATCACGGCTTATTCGCAGCAGATCAACAAGGTCCAGTACATCACACAGATTCCGCCGGGACAAATGACGTTTAAGGCATACGCGGCTTTTATCGCTGCGCAAATGGGCGTCAATCTGGCTTGCCAGACGAGCTATGATGATCAGGTCATTACGAACCCCGGCGCGTCGGTTCATACCGTCGGAGATTTGCTTGTCGACCTTCAGTCATATTACCGCCCTAATGTTGCGGCTTATGTAGACAATAATACCCTGTATGTCAAGGATGTTAATGCGGTCATTGCATCGGCCGGTCAGGTTACGCTTGACGAATTTATTAACATGCCACTTTGGGATGAATGGGGATGCGAATTCGAAGTGCTTTTTAATTCGCAACTCCTTTTGTCGTGCGCGGCAACCCTCGTGTCGACGATGAATCCCAGCCTTAATAACGTTGGATATGTTATTTACGCACTTGAATATAATCTGACTTCTCGCGATACCCCTTTCGATATCAAGGCAAACGGGGCGCCTCCTGCATAATGGCTACCAAGACCAAGACCTTTGAAATGTTCGGCGTGACATATCGAACCCGCCAGTTTGCGGCCGTGCGTGCGCTCGAACTGGCAACTGACGTCGACTCGTCTCCACTCGCAGTCCTTGAATTTACCGACGTGCTCGTTGGCGAAGACTGGGTCGCGCTTGACAGCCGCGAACGGGTGAATCAGTACGTCCTCGATCGAGCCGATGTTCTCGCACCACGCATCGTGCTAAAAGCGCTCCTGAAGACGGTCGGCGATCACTCGTGGTCGATCGCAAGGGGGTGGAAGGGGGTTCGTGTGCCGACGCGATTTACAGCCGATGGGCAGGGTGTAGCGACGCGTGAGTCGGCCTATGTCGATCCGGTTATCGCCGCGCTCCTTGGGGCTGATATGGCGCGTTTGCGCGAGCTTGAGGAATATTACTCGCTCGAAGACGCGCTCAAGATGTTCGACGTTATGGTCGCCAAGGGAGTGAGCGAGGCATTCGCAAATGAGCATGCGCAGAAGGGCCGAAAGTAGATTACTGTTTCGGCCTTAATATAGACGATCGACGCTGTAAAATCGCCCGTAATCGACCTTTTTCGGGCGTGTCTTTTGTCGTCTCTACAGAACAAACCGTTAGCTAATCAACAGCCGGGCGAAAATAGTTTTTTCGCTTCGGGTATGGCTGCACTGTTTAACGCAAACGGTCTGAAGACGAACAAGCTGCTTCCGGCGCAAGTCATCAATTACAACCGAACAACCAACGTCGCGACCGTTCAGCCGCTCGTGATGCTGGTTGACGTGAACGACAACACGCGAGCGCGTAACCAGATTGCCAGCGCGCCGGTTCTGTCGTTGGGCGGCGGCGGCTTTCATATCAACTTCCCTCTGAAAAAGGGCGATTTGGGATGGATTCTCGCGGCGGACAAGGATATTTCGACCTTCCTCGAAAATCTCTCACCGGCCCCGCCAAATTCATATCGAAAGCACCGCTTCGAAGATTCCTGGTTCGTTCCTGACGTCTTTCGAAAGTACACGATTAACGGCGCCGACACCGCGAACATGGTGATTCAGTCGGTCGATGGCACGACGCGGGTCAGTATCGGCGATGGTGTCGTAAACATCACCGCGCCGGGCTCGTGCGCTGTAACCACACCAACGTGGACTCTGAACGGTAACGGAGTGATCACGGGAAATCTTCAGATCGATCAGAACCTGACCGTGACCGGCCTAACCGCAGTAAATGGCGGCTTCACGGCGACCGGAACGAGCGGCGACGAGGTATGCACCCTGCCTGCTTCGACAACCATTGACAGCATCGTCGTCGCAGGGCACGGCCACGAGCAGGACGGCACGAGCGGGCGCACGGCGGGCGGGATGATCACATAATGAGCGCTTCCTACACTTACCTTCTGGATACCGGAACGATTTCGATCGACACGACCGATCTTTTGTCGGACGTCGAAGGGGAATGGACTGGTGCTTTCGGCGCAACCCTGGATACTGACGCGAGCACGCCGCAAGGAACAATGATCGCGAGCGAGACGACGGCGCGTACTTCAGTCATGAAGAATAATGCCGAACTAGCGAACATGCAGAACCCCGGACTAGCGTACGGGACTTTTCTGGACGCGACGTGCTCACTGCTCGGCATTGGTCGCGGCACTAACAAATCGACGGTGGCGCAAGGCGTCGTGGTCGCGGGCGATGCAACGACTGTATGGGCTGCTGGCTCGCGCGTGCAAACGCCAAACGGCGACGCGTTCGCCCTCCTGTCGGCGATCGACATCCCGAACAGCGGGACGGTCTCGGCAACTTTCCAGTCTCAGGCGTTCGGTGCAATACCATTCCCGCTAGGGGCAATGGAGATTATCGACGGTCAGGTTGGCATTGGCTCCGTGACATGCACAACCGGAACGACCGTTACGCCGGGCGCATCACAACTGACCGACCCCCAGCTTAAGAATCAGCGAAATCAGCAACTCGCGGTACAGGGCACAGCAAGCGCTGCTGCCGTCTATGCGAACCTGTTGAACGTTCCGAATGTAACGTCAGTTCAGGTCGTCGAGAACAACACCGGATCGCCGGGCGTCGTCGCGGGCGTGACATTTACCAAGGGTTCAGCACTTTGGGTGTGCGTCGCTGGTACGCCTTCTCCGGCTGCTGTCGCCGCTGCAATGTATGCCTCGCACAATAGCGGATGCCCGTGGGATTTTGGTGCGGCAGGGATGGGTAATCCGGTTCAGAGCCCGAACGGAGTTTTGACGCAAGACCCGGTTACCGGCGTCTCGTATTATGTCCTGTTCACGACGCCCATCATGTACGACGCCTATGTGAACATAACGGTACAGCAGACCCCGCAACAGTCCCCCGGAGCACCGAATATCGCCCAGTCGATTCTGGACTATGCCGATGGTCTGGTTGCGGGCGAGCCGGGCCTTGTCGCGGGCGCCAATGTGAACGCCTTCGAAATGAGCGGCGCCGTGCTTACTGCGTATCCGGGTCTCTATGTCAAGACGTGCCAGGTAGCATGCGTACCGCAAGGCGACGCCGCGCCTTCTTTCCCTGGCGCGTATGTGTACGAGGTTGTTATGACCCGATTCCAGCAGGGCAACTTGCAAATTGGTAATGTGACGGTGAACCTGTCATGAGTATGACGCCCTGGAATCCGTCCCTGACCCGCTCGCTGAAGTGGATGCAAAACAACGCGCCCAACATTCAGTCGATCATCAATGCGAAGCAGACCTGGTACACCAAATACAACACCGC